TGTCCCATGCGTCTTGTAGATAATCCCAAGCCGCTAACTCATCGCACCATGCACCGTGATATTGTCCTCCACGGAATCGATCAGGTTCTGATGCTGGGATGCCTTTAATCAGCGATCCATTAGTAAACTTGATCTCTAGTAATGACTTGTTATAGTCAGCGATCAGCGCTTCAGGTACTACGTTAAGGAGCCCTGACTCTCCCTCGAAGCATGTTCCTCTTACGTCCATAGACGTTGGAGCTGCGACCAACCAACGTGTCTTTGGTTGAGTCCACGCCCACCAGCCAATCTGTTCTGCGGCTGTCCTTGTTTTCCCTGCGCCTCGTCCGCCTAATAATAACCATATCGCCCAATCTCCAGGCGGGAGGATCTGATGATCATGCGCCTGCGTTAACCACTTCGTCCTCCATGCATAACCTAATTGGTTAGCGATAGGTAGCGAAGTAAACTTTCTCTTTATATCCTCGTCTTTAAGAAGTTCGACAACGTCACTCATTTAACCTGACGCTTGAGCTCTAAGTTCTTAATCATCTCGTCAAAGATACTGACTTCCATCTTTACTGGATCGGCTTCAGCGTCCCCAACATGTGCAATGCGATCAGAGTACTTGCGTGGCTTAAGCTTAGCCGCGATCCATTTGCGTGCGTCTACGCGATTCTTTTGCCACTGGACGTAGGCTGAGTCAAAGCGTGTCTTACCTTTGTCGTCAGTGATCTCCATAGGCATCTCATCAGCAAGCGCAATAATTTGGTCAGCAAGTGAGTCAGCTTGATCTTCCCTCGCGCGCGCGTATAGCTCCGCAAACTCTTTCTTTGTTGCGAGCCATTCGTACACCGCAGTCTTTCTCGGCATCCCATCGTCCTTCGTAATGTTAGCCAAAGATTCGCCGTCAGCAAGTCTATCACAGATCTTGAGAGCAATCTCTAAGCTATACTTAGTCGGTCTACCGCCCTTGTTTTTAGATTGTGTGGAAGATGCAGAGTCAGTAGCTTGATCACTCTTATCGAAAGAGGATGCTACCTTTGCTTTAGTTATACTTGATTCAGACATATTTACAGTCCCTTATTGATCTAAGGAATGTAAACGGACATATGGGAATTGTCAATAGATATTTAGAAGGGAGCTAATTCGTATTGATTGAGATCTAGTTTTTCTTTTCGGGCCCGCTTCACAGCGTATTTAATGTAAGTAGCCTCAGGCTTATCGCGTAACCAATGATTGAGTTCATCGCGTCGATGGAAAGCTCTCATCTTCTCACCGTCAATCAATCCTATGTATCTGAATTCGTTCATTTTGGTAAATTCAATACATCAATCGTGTCTATATCATCGAATCTAATCTGAGTGATGATGTCTTTTCTATTGGGTCTTTGATAAAGTTCATACAAGCCTTTACCTTTTTTGTTACCTTTTCGGCGGATTTTATCAACTGTCCAACGATAAAGCTCTTCGCGCTTGATTACCGTCCATGCGTTCTCACGCTCAAACACAATGTAGTCAGCTCTACCTTTGATCCACCCAGCCCTACCGTGTACGTTAGTACCTTCCACCCATGTAATCTCGTCACTCAGTGACTCGTCATTACGGTTTACCCTCCGTAACGCTTTTACATCAAACTTAAGGGGTTGATCGCTTAAGTCTATAAGAATACCTTGTACATCCCAATGTTCGTGTATGTCTTGATCTTGGGAGGCTACGACTATGTCTTTAAGATAGTCTGTAGCGAATTTGTTTTCGGCGATTCTTCCGCGGATAAATTCATTTGTCATGATGCGTTCGCTTTGCGTTCGTAATGCGATCGTATGCATAAATACCCAAAAACGCTAGAGCCACAAGGGTTAGCGTTAGGATAAGTATACCATACTTTAGAATAAAAAAGAACATTAATACTTTCCGTTCTTCCAGTCATCAGGCGCGATGGTATTCCATATTTGGAAGTCAACATCGATCTGCTTTTGAAGATCCAAGAGCTCATCACGGCTCTTAGATCCTCTTTCCCATGTTGAATGATCATCAGAGTATGTGTATGACCAGTCATGGCTTTCTAGTTTATTGATATAGTCTTGGATAATTTGGATTGCATTCATGTCGTTCTCCTTTAAAGGCGGGAGGGTTTCCCCTCCCTGATTGTTATTGATTGTAGTAGAGTTCAACTGCTTGTTCCCATTTTGCTTCGCGTCTTTGTTCTGCGACAGCTCTTTTTTTCCAGTATGCTTCTGATGCTAATTGCTTTTCTAATGTTTTTGGCTTTTTGCCGTCGATGATGTCTAAAGCTTGTCCTACTCTCCAGCCAGCTTCTACCAATTTATTGATCTTGTATTGGTATAATTCGTATACTGCATTGAAGTATTGGTCATTTGGTGTTGTCATGTCGTTCTCGCTTTCGTTGTTTAAAGTTAATAATGTGTTGCTATGTGTGTAATATTAAGTTAAACAAATAAGCTTGTCAACAACTATTTTCAATTATTTTTAAATTATTTTTAGGGGTAGCTGGCACGGTTTTTGCATAAAAAAAGGGAGGCTTTTACACCTCCCCAAGCGAGACAACAACAACTACTCTGTAGATCCTGCCTTTAGGATCTTATCAGCGGCGGAGAATATTCTCTTAGCTGACTTATCATCTATGGTCTGACCGTCTAACCAGTGTTGGATATAACCACGGGATTCTACCTCACCAGGCAAACCTAACAACTGGCATAGGATGTATGCAACTGACTCAGCCTCAACTTCCTTGATGTCTTTAGGTGTAAGCTCTGAATCTGTGAATACGCTCTCGGCTGTATGACCTAAAACAACGTGTGCTAATTCGTGAAAAGTCGTTTTATGAGGTAGCACAGCGATAGGATTGATAGCAATAGAGCGATCGCGTGCGAAACCTTGGCAATTGCCGTCTGTTTTGTCGTACTTGATCTCTGTAATGTCAAGAGCTTCGAGAGCTCTAGCTTTATCCCATGAAGCAAATTTATCTTGTGCAACATAATCGTCTCCCTCTGTTTGTGATAAGAAAAACCAGTTCTTTTTAGGTATGAAAAATCTTTTTTGTTTACCAGTCTTATTGCCATTCTCATCCTTCTCGTCAACAATGACTGGAAGGGTAAGATAGATAGCCTCTGAACCTCTTTTAACTTGGCGACCTAGCGCTTGCCATTGTTTGTATGTAGCAATTGGACCTAGTTCGAGGTTATGTTCAAGGGATTGTAACCAAGCCCACAATTGATTGCCTAAGCTGTAGCTATGGAATCGGCTGTAGCATTTGCTTAATATGCCTGGTTTATTAACTGCCTCTGTTAGAAGCTGTGTGTATGGTACTGCTATTTTTGCTGTTGTCATGCTGTTCTCCTTCGCTTTTGTTTGTATCCGATCAACTGATCGTAGGTATAAGATTAAAGTAAATATTAAACAATGTCAACTCTTTTTTCAATAAAGTTTTGATTATCTTCTTGGTTCCATCCTGTAGCCTCGAAAGTTTTAACCACCAACTTATTGCCATCCTTAGTAATCTCGTACTTGTAAGATAGGTCGCTATGGTTATCAGGACTTTGAGTTAGGTATACATCACCACCTGCCTCACTCTTGTTAGCCTTGATAAAAGCTGCGGCAAACTCTGAAGCTTCAAACCTAGGAAGATCCCAAGCAAATTGTTTAGCTACCTTGATGAATCCGAACGCTCCTGATCCACCACCTTCGCCCTCGGGATAACCATCGTAATGTTTATATACGCTAAATCTTTCATACTCATCTATAAATGTATATACGGCTCTTGTACTCATTCGCTTTTCTCCTTAGTGTTTAACTGGTGCAGTGCATACACCGTTGTCAATTAATGCGGTCGCAGTGCGTCCGAACCATCCTTGCAATGTCCATACCAAACCAGTATCGATAAGGTATTGCCATGCTGAGATTACTGTCTCTTCGTCGTGCTGTATGCCATCAAAACCCTCTACACAAGCTACAGCGTCGTATGGTATCCATTGAATTTGTGTTGTCATGTTATTCTCCTTTAATCGCTTTTACGTTGATAGAAATTACCGCTGTTGATTTACTATGTTTTGCAATGAGTTCTGCTGGTACGCTTAGCTCTGCATAAACACCTTTGTGATCAACTGTAGTTCTTTGATAAAGCTTAACTTCGCTAGTGTAATGATCACCAACTCGTACACCTTCACCTAAGTTCTTTAATTGATCTTTGATTAGATCGGCTTGAGCTTGGAGCTCATCGATCCTTGCTAGTAGGTCACCCAATGTATCTATTTGATGGGTAGCCCATAGTTCTTGATTTTCTTTGATATTTACTACTGTTGCTGTTGTCATAATATTCTCGCTTTCGTTTGTTTTAATTAAATTGTACTGCTATGTGTGTAACTTTATATTAAACAAATATACCTTGTCAAGCACTTTTTTAATATATTTTTGATTGATTTTACTTATCAAAAAAAAGGGA